ATTTGGAGACTTAGATGGCTGAAGGCAAAAAGTATGACGGAGGAAAGCCCCAGATGCACCTGCTTCCTCCCAAAGCTATAGAAGAAGTAGCTGATGTACTAACATTTGGTGCAGTGAAGTATGGCGAGCACAACTGGAAGAAGCTAGACAATCTACAAAACAGATACACTAGTGCAGCTCTGAGACATATCTTTCAAAGTATGGAACAAGAGCTAGATGAAGAAACTGGATGTTACCACGAAGCACATGCAATATGCTGTTTATTATTCAAATTGGAGGCGAAATTAAATGAGGCGCGGAGTAAAGAAGAAGGACTACGAGAATCTGAGCGCAGCCAACGTCAAGAAAGTAATATCTCTGTTGACCCCTGGAGAGGGTACTTCACAGTCGGCGATTACGAAAAAAGCCGCGTGTGATATGCTCAACATCTCGTATAATACTACGAGATTGGATAGAATCATTGAAGATTTCTTAGAGACACAAGCATATGTAGCTAAGCGTAAATCAATGAATCGTGGTAAGCCGGCTACGGATATCGAGATTGGAGAGGCTGTAATGAGTTATCTTCAAGGTGCTACAATAGCAGATATTGCTAAAGGTTTGTACCGATCTCCGTCTTTCGTCAAGAATTTGATCGAAAGGGTTGGAGTACCACAAAGACTTACTTCAAAAGACCAAGTAGGAGAAATAGACTATCTTCCAGATGAGTGTGTCTCCGATTCTTTTGAGATAGGTGAGATAGTCTGGTCTGCTAGGTATCATCGTGCAGGTACAGTTATGAAGGAATTAAGCCCTACTTATGTTCAATCTAGGAAGGGTCTTGCTAATACTGACTATGAAGCAAAGTATGCGTGCAAATGCTACGATATACATATTTCAGAAGCTACAGATAGCGAAGACTCTATGTTTCCAGGCGTATCAGCAGGTGGCTTTTTTGCATCTTCTACAGCTTATGACCTTGGTAAACTCACTCACTTGCAAAAGTATGGAGTAAACCTAGAGACCTTGTAAAAAATAATTCTTGACAGAAAGCTCAAAACTTTTATATAATATTATTTCAAATTTAGAGAAGGAGAAACAAATCGTGGCATGGGACGACGAGAAGAAAGCAGCAGTAATTGAAGCGTACGAAGGAGCAGACCCCACCCCTGAGAACTCTATGGAGATCGTCAAGGACTTGGCAGATGAATATGAAGAGTCACCTAATGGTGTTCGGATGATTCTAACCAAAGCCGGTGTCTACGTTAAGAAGACTCCTGCAGCTTCAAGTAAATCTTCTGGAGGCACTAGTGCTGGGGGTACGCGAGTATCTAAAGCAGCCGCTCAGGAGTCATTAATAGCCGCACTCACCGATGCGGGTCAAGAAATTGACAATGATATTGTTGATAAATTGACAGGTAAAGCTGCACAGTATTTTACTGCTGTAATTACCGCTGTTAATGCCTAAATCCAAGCCCTAACAGGCCTGGTAAACGTCAGAGAGTTCCCCGCTCTCTGACGTTTCTTTGCATCTACATCTTGAACCTGAGAAGTCAGCATTGCAAAAGATTTTGCTAACCTGCAACAAAGGAAGAAAGATGAAAAAAGAAGCCCTAGCCGCTCTAGTAAGAGATTACGGAGACGCTGTTATAACATATAGAAGTGAGAATTCTAACAAGCTAAAGTATAATGTTTGTACTCTTGACTTTTCTACTCCTTACATTAAAGGTAAGAGTAGTCGAGCTAAAGAAGATAAAACTACATTACTATTATTTTGCTGGGACACAGATTCTTACAGGCTTTTAAAGCCTTCTACTGTTACTAGCGTAGTTCCTTTAGGCTCTGTACTTAAAAACGGTAAGTAGTAATGGACTTATATCAAGCCCCCGAACTCTACGAAAGAACTATACACTACGATACTGATAAAGAAATTCAGATTCGTTTAACTGTAAGTACCTTTCGTGGAGTTGAATATCTTAGCCTAAGAAAGTATTACCTAGATTTTTTCGAAGAGTGGAAACCTACTCCCGAAGGTATTTCTATGCCTATTGATTTCTCTAACTCAAAAGAGCTATTCATAGGTCTCACAGAAATATTGTCCCTAGCAGAATCTAAAGCTGTAATACAAGAGCACTTCAAAGAACTTATTGAGGATATCTACAAATAATTCTTGACTTCTTATCTGAATTTATATATAATAGTTTTATAAATTGATGGAGAGAAGAATTGAAACACTTTTTAGATTATGCAGCCAAGTGCTACTACGAAGGCAGTCCTGTTATATCAGATGGAGAGTTTGACGCTCTTGCTGATAGATATTCTTATGGTAAAGTTGGTCACACTGATAGCGGTGGAACTACTCACGCATATAAAATGTACTCTCTTCAGAAGTTCTTTGAGCTGGAAGGCGTCTGTAACAACTTAGAAGATTATGTATCTACTCCTAAGTTAGACGGTGCAGCAGTGTCTATTCTATATGTAAATGGACGGCTAGCAATGGGTCTTACTCGTGGCGATGGTGTGAAAGGTCAAGTCATCACTGATAAGATAGCACATCTTGTTCCAAACGAAATTCTACTTACAGGCACTGTTCAGATTACTGGAGAGGTTGTATGTCCTTCATCTGTAACAAATGCTCGTAACGTCGCAGCGGGGTCATTGAACCTTAAAAGCATAGAAGAGTTCAAAACTCGCCCCGTAGAGTTTGTAGCCTATGATATCCAGGGCGATATTGACTTCAGAACTTGGATACGAGCAATGCTTGCGTTAGAGTTTCAAGGCTTTCAGACTGTGTACAAATTTGACGCAAGTAACTATCCTACAGATGGTATCGTGTACCGAATCAATGATTATGAGGTTTTCTCAGAGATGGGCTTCACCGCTCATCATCCTAGAGGAGCTTTTGCTCTCAAAGAGCAGAAGGAAGGAGTGGTAACAACACTTCTTGATGTTGTGTGGCAAGTAGGCAAAAGCGGGGTCGTAAGCCCTGTTGCAATCTTAGAGCCTATTCTAATAGGGGATGCTACGATATCACGAGCTACCCTACACAACATCGAATACATACGAGAACTAGACCTTGAAATAGGTTGTAAAGTAGAAGTTATTAGATCAGGAGAGATCATCCCACGAGTTGTAAAAAGAGTGGGATACCTCTCAAAAAATAATTCTTGACTTTTACCTTACTTTTCCGTATAATATCTTTTCAACTTAAGGAAGAAACAGAATGACAGAAATTCAAGCTCCGACACATTGCCCTTCGTGCAACTCGTCACTTGAATGGTCGAACCATTTACTTTACTGTAGAAATTCTGACTGTGATTCTCAATCAGCTAAAAAGCTGGAGCATTTCGCTAAAACTCTAAAAATCAAGGGACTCGGTCCTGCCTCCATAAATAAACTGGGATTGACCAGTTTAGAGGAGATCTATGCCCTGGATTTGGATACCCTTTGCGAGAAGCTCTCTTCTGATAAGTTAGGACAGAAACTGTTTGAAGAGATAGAAAAGTCTAAGCTAGTAGCATTAGAAACTTTGTTGCCCGCATTTAGTATTCCTCTAATTGGCAAAACTGCCGCAGAAAAATTATCCAAAGTCTGCAATCGAATTGAAGACATAGACTATGGTATCTGCGCTAAAGCCGGTTTGGGAGAAAAAGCTGCAAAAAGTCTTATGCACTGGATTACGCATGATTTCTATTGTTTTTATGATGGTTACTTACCGTTTACTTTTAAGTTCTCGTCAGTACCTCAGCCTTCAGCTTCCAAAGGCATAGTTTGCATCTCTGGAAAGCTGGTTAGTTATAAAACTAAAGCTGAAGCCGCTACGGTTCTTGAAAGTTTAGGCTACACTATCAAGAGCAGTTTAACAAAAGAAGTAACGATTCTAGTCAATGAAAGTGGAATAGAATCACTCAAGACTATCAAAGCCAGAGAATCTGGCGTTGAAGTAATAACTAACCTTAAAACTTTTATTTTGGAGAATATATAATGGCAGTCCCTAAGTGGAATGACGAACGTACATCACAACTCACTGGCTATGTAGGCAATGAGTCCCCCGTATCACAAGCAACTGTAGCAGCCGCTGCAGAAGAGCTTGAAACATCTTCACGATCTATCTCTAGCAAATTGCGAAAGATGGGTTTCGAAGTAGAACTTGCATCAGCAGCAGGAGGCAAAGCCTTCTCAGCAGAGCAAGAAGCGACTCTCGCTACCTTTGTATCTGACAACAGCGGCACATATACTTATGCTGAAGTTGCTCAGTACTTTGAGCAAGGCGCGTTCTCTCCTAAGCAGATTCAAGGAAAGATTCTGTCTATGGAACTAACTGCTCATATCAAAGCTGCTCCTAAGCCTGAGACTGTGAAAACATACTCAGACGCTGAAGAAGCTACTTTCATTGAGATGGTTAACTCTGGCGCATTTGTAGAGGCTATCGCCGAAGCAATGGGTCGCAGCGTAAGCTCAGTTCGCGGTAAGGCTCTTAGTCTTCTTCGTTCTGGCGCTATCGATGCTATCCCACGCCAGGAAAACACCAAGTCTGCGGCTAAAGAAGATCCTCTTGCAGCGATCGGAAACATTGCAGACCTTACAGTAGAGCAGATCGCAGAGACTGTCGGCAAAACTGTTCGTGGTGTTAAAACTATGCTAACTCGTCGCGGTATCACTGCCGCTGACTATGATGGCGCAGCCAAGAAAGAAAAAGCTGCACAGTAGTATAGTATTACCAAGTGTTAGTTAATTCTGACTAACACTTGTTTTGATAGGTTCGGGAGACACCTTAATTGAATATCGCTAGTGCTTTAATCAAGCAAGTCATTGCTTTGCAAGACTTCGAGACTTGGAGCCGGTTGCGTAAACACTATCTACCCACAGAGTATGATACTCTGTACAAGGTTATAGATTCTCATTGCGATAAGTATCATCAAGTGCCTACATTTGATGATCTTCGCTATGAGATTCGTGATGGTGCTACACGCGACAGGCTTTATGCCATAGAAGGCATAGATGTAGATGCTGAGCCTCTGCATCTTCTCGAATATCTGAAGAATGAGTACGCGCAAAGAGAAATTTTGGGGTCTCTGGAAACCTATATAGATCAGTCTGTGGCTTTTGAAGACGCAGACGAATCTCTTGCTCACCTTCACCAGATCGTTCTTGATGTAGAAAACAAAGTTGAACTTCAAGACCCAGAGGAGAATATGCAATATATTCAACTCTTCGACCCTGATGAAGAGGTAAGCAAGTACCTGCCCCTCGGTCTCAATTCAGATTATGATGATAAGATTAAATTCTCTCCTAGAGACCTTATTCTTGTCGGAGGTCGACGTGGGTCAGGTAAATCAATAACTTGTGCCAATCTTGCTAACAATGTATTTAACTCAGGCAAGTCTGCAATCTATTTCACTATTGAGATGGACAGCAGGCAGACTCTTCAACGTTGTGCTGCAATCGCAACGGGGATACCATTCTCTAGATTAAAGTTGAAAAACCTTAATGTTACTGAGTGGGAAAAAGTTGCTGGATGGTGGGCTAACCGCTTTACTGGCGGGGCTGACTGCTTGAAAGATTACAAACAGCACAGAAACTTCGAAAAGTTCCATCGTACACTAACATCCACTTGCGAGCTTCTCCCGACTCAGCAGCTAGATGTTGTGTATGACCCATCTTTGACAATATCCAAAATCAAAGCGGAGCTTGATAAGAAAGTTAAGTCGCTAAATGTAGGTGTAGTCATTGTTGACTATATCAATCAAGTAAAGCGTTCTGCCCTGCCCTCACGGGGCGGTCAGTATGACTGGACTGAGCAGATAGAAGTTAGTAAGGCGCTAAAAGCAATGGCACAGGAATTTGAGGTTCCAATATTTTCTCCTTACCAGACTGACGCTAGTGGTGAAGCTAGATTCGCAAAGGGTATCTTGGACGCCGCAGATGCTGCGTACGCTCTCGAGACCTGGAGTCCGGAAGATAATTGTATCACTTTCAACTGCGTTAAGATGCGTAATAACTCTATGGATTCTTTCACTTCTACAATGGAGTGGGACTCATTAAAGATTGGCCCAGAGACTTCCATGTCTCCAAAAGATGCAGAGGAATCTGGGCTTAAATCTGGTGAGAGTATTGACGATCTCTAAAATACTTCTTGACACTCCTGTTCTTTTTTAGTATAATATACATATTAAATAATTACAGGAGTTCTTTTCTATGATGGTTTATACAGACAGCAAGTATCGACCAGTCACTCGTAACCGTAAAAAACTGCCCTCCAAGCCTAAGCGCACTAAGCCTAAGTTTGTACCCTACACACCTACATCACAGGTGTTTCGCAGGGAAACTCCAGAGTACCCCTCTGTAGTATCTAAGTCAGCAGTACCTACCAAAACAGACGACTCTTATAGAGCAGAAGTATCTAAGAAATACACACTAGCACCTGCATATAATAAAGGTGCATACCAAGTAATCAGTATCGACAATGTGGAGCATATAGGAAAGTAATGAAACCATCCCCAATAATGTCAGAAGATGTTTATAGATTTCTAAAAAATCTAGTAGACCCAGGCAAGTTTGGACACGCAGTAACTGCGGAAGTAAGAGACGAAGCAAGAGTACTGCTAGGTTTAGGAAGAGCAGAAATGGAGCAGTACAGAGCGTGACAGTAGAAGAATTATTAACTAAGAAAGATATTGACTTTCAGTTGAAAGGCAAAGACCTTATAGTAAAATGCTTGAATCCAGAGCATGATGATTCTAACCCGAGTATGCGTATTGATCAAGTAACTGGTATATTCAATTGCTTTTCGTGCGCTTACAAAGGTAATGTATTCTTTCTTTACGGAGAGAAGGTAAATCAGCTACAGTTACGAAGAGATTTGCTAAAGCGCAAGATACTACAAAAACGATCAGAGAGTATTGGCTTAGCCATGCCTAAAGGTGCAGAACCTTACAGCGGGGATTGGCGGGGTCTCAAACCAGAGACTTATACTAAGTTCGAGGCATTTCAGCATCACGCTCCCGACTTTATAGGCCGCATAGTATTTCCAGTACGAGACACTAGCGGAAATATTGTAGCATTTAACGGACGACACACTAGCAATGGCATACCTAAATACAAGATTAATCCAATTGGAGCAAAGTTACCTTTCTATCCTAAAGTAAATGCTAGGGATGGTAAAATAATACTTGTAGAAGGTATCTATGATATGTTAAACTTACATGATAAAGGATTAACAAACGCAGTATGTTCTTTCGGAACAAAGAATGTAAGTGAGGAGAAGCTGCAAATACTCAAAATGCAGGGAGTTGAAGGAGTAGACATCTTCTTTGACGGAGACGAAGCAGGACAAAAAGCAGCAGCAACAATAATTGATATGTGTGAGAAAATTGGTCTCACTACCAGAAACATCCATCTCAATGGAACTGACCCTGGTGAACTATCAGAAACTAAAGTAATTACACTAGCGAGAAAATTATATGCCTAAAGTCGCATTAATAGAGACTAAACCAAGCAAGACTAACTTCCGACAAGAATTTGATGGAGCTTTCGAGTTCGATCAGTTTCAGCTATGTTCGAATCCTACCATCAAGAAAGTTCTTAAGAAAGACTGCGATATCGAAATCGACAGCAGCCTCTATGACTGGATTATTCTAGTGGGCAGTGACGCTCTCAAATTCTTCACAAAAATTAATTCTGTTACAGAGTATTCAGGTAAGGTAGTAGAGCAAAAGTTCCTACCTGTAATCAATCCTGCTATGCTCGCATTTAAACCAGAAGCTCGCAAGACTTGGGAAGATTCCAAAGATAGTATCATTGGCTTTATCAGTGGTACTAAGCAAGAAACGTTTGTAGATGAAAGCATTGCTTTCGGTATTCAAGATACTGCAACTGCAAACGCATTTATTCAAGATGCAATTGACTATGACTATACTCACGTTGCTCTTGACTCAGAGACTACTGGCTTATACCCCCGTGATGGGCATATGCTAGGTCTATCACTGTCTTACGACGGTGAGAAAGGTGCATATATTGATACTGAGTGTTTCGATGAAACTACTGAAGCACTATTACAGGAACTCTTTGATAAGAAGACTGTAATTTTTCACAATGCTAAGTTTGACTTGGCATTCTTTCAGTATCACTTCAATTTCAACTTTCCACAAATTGAAGACACTATGCTTCTACACTACTTGATCGACGAGAACCCAGGTACTCATGGACTCAAACAACTGGCTATGAAGTACACCCCTTACGGAGACTACGAGCAGCCTATGTATGAGTGGATTGGTGAGTATCGTAAGAATCATGGCATTCTCAAGGAGCAGTTCTCATGGGACTTAATTCCTTTTCATACTATGAAAGTATACGCTGCGATGGACTCTCTAGTTACATTTCTAGTATACGAAAAGTTCAAGAAGATCAAGCAAAACGCTAAACTGTTATGGGTATATGATAACATTCTTATTCCTGGTACTCGCTTTCTTCTAAATGTACAAGATAACGGTGTTCCTTTCGACAGGACTCGACTTCTTGTTGCACAAGAATTAATGCAGTCGGATATTGATGCAGCCGTCAAAACTCTCTACACAAATCCTGCTATTGCTCGATTTGAAGAAGTTCAAGGCAAGCAATTCAACCCTAACAGTACAGTGCAACTTCGTAGCTTGTTGTTTGACTTCCTAGGTCTACAGCCTACTGGCAAGAAAACCGGCACAGGTGCAAACTCTACAGATGCGGAAGTTCTAGGTGAGCTTGCTGAGAAATCGGATGTTCCAGCTTTGATTCTTGATATTCGTCAGAAGTCAAAAATCAAAAATACTTACCTAGATAAAATTATTCCACAGCTAGATCGTGATAGTCACCTTCGTACAGGTTTTAATCTGCACGGAACTACTTCTGGTCGTCTAAGCTCTAGTGGTAAACTCAATATGCAGCAGTTGCCGCGAGACAATCCTATTGTTAAGGGCTGTATCAAAGCACGCCCAGGGCATCAGATTGTCGCAATGGACTTAACAACTGCCGAAGTATATGTAGCTGCTGTACTTGCAGAGGACAAAGCTTTAATGGATGTATTCCGTTCCGGAGGTAACTTTCACAGTACGATTGCTAAGACAGTGTTTAAGCTACCTTGCGATGTTGAAGATGTTGCCACTCTACACTCTGTAGAGCGTCAAGCTGCTAAAGCTGTAACCTTTGGTATCATGTATGGTGCTGGCGCTAGAAAAATTAGTCAGGAAGTTACCAAGAGTTCTGGTACTTTTTTCAGCCCTCAAGAAGCTCAAGAAGTTATTGATGACTACTTCAAGAGCTTTCACAAGCTCAAGAGCTGGATTAAGCACAATGAGAGCTATATAGAGCAGAATGGCTTTATATATAGTTTCTTTGGTAGAAAGCGCAGGCTGCCAAATGTGGCATCAACTGATAAAGGTATTAAGAGCCATACAATACGGTCAGGCCTAAACTTTCTAGTTCAGTCTGCGGCTTCTGACATTAACTTGTTGGGTGCCATAGATATGGAAGCCTATATTAATGCGAAAGGTATGAAGTCTAAAATCTTTGCACTAGTACATGACTCCATTCTTGCAGAAGTTCCCGATGAAGAAGTCGATATGTATCGTAGTAAACTACAGCAATTCATTCAAATGGATCGTGGCATTTCCATTCCAGGAGCTGCAGTAGGTTGTGACTTCGATATTGGGGGAGACTATTCAATGGGTAAGTTCGAGACTAAGTACGGTCAGTACCTTTGATAATAACCTATAAAACTATTAATAAGATTAAGTTTCCTGTGTTCCAGTTACCAAACTCTAATTGGAGTACACAGGACGGCCTTATGTTTATAGATCGAGAAATTGTAGACGATAAGAATATGCGTGGAGATACTCTCGGATTGAGAAGACTTCAAAGCCCTTTCACTATGATGAAACTTAATCGTTCCGTTAATAATATTATAGGTATAATAAAACAACCAAGAAATACTTTTATTGATTCTACTGGTACTCCATTTATATACCAGAAGACTTTATTTGTTACCTTAAAATATTTAAAAATAACGAAGATAGTACGAAGAGACATTGCAACCTTAGTATATGTACGAAGTTGCAACTCTCCCTTCACCGTACCAAGACCTCCTGCAGATGATATGCGTTGGGCAGGGGTATTGCATCTTCACGGATTCCCTTGGGAATTATATGAGTATTCTGAGTCATACCAGAAAGATACTCGTAGGAAAATATAAATGGCAAAAAGAAATAGACTATTAGCATCTGGAAACTTACAGCTACAAGAAATTGAGCCTCTTACTAAGAATCAACTCAAAGCCTTTGAGAGCGATAAGCATTTAGTGCTACATGGCGTGGCTGGCACAGGAAAAACATTCATATCATGCTACTTAGCATTTGATGATATATTAAAGAATGAATACAATAGCCTAGTTATAATCCGTAGTGCCGTTCCTACTAGAGACATTGGTTTCTTGCCTGGTAACGAAAAGGAAAAATCTTCCGTCTATGAAGAACCTTATAAGGACATTTGTATAGAGTTATTTCAACGAGGTGATGCTTACGAGATTTGTAAAACAAAAGGTTTAGTCCATTTTATGACAACCTCTTTTATTAGAGGAGTGACATTACGAGATGCAGTTGTACTCATTGATGAGTGTCAAAATATGTCTTTTCATGAGCTAGACTCAATTATAACTCGCATGGGTGAAGGTTGCCGAGTTATATTTTGTGGAGACTTCAGACAAGCAGACCTTAGTGACAATGGGTTAACAAAGTTTATTCGAGTATTGAAAGCAATGGATGAGTTTACGCTAGTAGACTTTGAAGCTGCCGACATAGTACGAAGTGATTTTGTTAAAAAGTATATCATCGCAAAAACAGATTTAGGCTTATGAGTAAAGCAGTTTTAAGTAATAGGATATTTATGGATTGTACCCCTGAACTACAGGAGTCAATAGATAAAGAATTAACCTATAAAATACCTTCATGGAATGCTGACGAACCTCCTCAGGTTATCAAGAATATGGGCATCATTAAGAAAGGGTTAATTACCATTCCTATTGGTAGAACTGACTTAATACCAGAAGACTATGAGATAGTTGATAAGCGGTTGAGTATTGAAGCAGACTTCCCTGAGTTCAGATTTGAGCTTAGGGAAAGTCAGCAACAAGTATACGATGAGATTGAGGATAACGCTATAATTAACGCTTGGGTTAGTTGGGGTAAAACCTTCACGGGGTTGGCCATAGCTGGAAAACTAGGGCTAAAGACCTTAATCGTAACTCATACAGTTGCACTACGAAATCAGTGGGCGAAGGAAGTTAAGAAAGTATACGGCTTTGAGCCTGCTATAATTGGTAGTGGTAGATTTGAGCTAGATAAACCTATAGTGATAGGCAATACACAAACTTTATACCGAAACATGGACAAACTTCGGAAAGAGTTTGGAACAATTATACTGGATGAAATGCATCATGTAAGCAGCCCAACTTTTTCCAGAATTTTGGACATAAGTCATGCAAGGTATAAGATAGGCTTGTCAGGAACAATTGAAAGAAAAGACGGAAAGCACGTAGTTTTTCGTGATTATTTCAGCTCTAAGGTATTTAAGCCTCCAAAAGAAAACTTTATGACTCCTACTATACACATAGTAAAGTCAGACATACGTTTTATGGACGGTGGAACTCCCTGGGCAAATAGAGTTACCGCTCTAGCAAACAATGAAGAATATCGCCATTCTGTTGCCATATTAGCGGCAGCATATGCAGCCAGAGGCCATAAAGTTCTGGTGGTAAGCGATAGAGTAGGCTTTTTAAGAGGTTGCGCCGAACTGACCGGAGAAAAAGCAGTTTGTGTTACGGGCGAGGTCGAGCATGAGGAAAGAGAAAAGCTTGTGGACGGAATTTTGTATGGGGATAAGAATGTTTTGTTCGGAACTCAATCAATTTTCTCCGAAGGTATCTCAGTAAACAATCTAAGTTGTCTAATACTAGGTACTCCCATAAATAATGAGCCTCTATTGACACAATTAATAGGACGAGTGATCAGACTACAGGAGGGCAAGAGAGATCCAGTAGTGATAGATATTCATCTGAAAGGTAATACTGCAAATAGACAGGCTTCCAATAGAGTAGGCTATTATATGAAGCAGGGCTACAAGATTACTCAGATATAAAAAATAGTTCTTGACAAATAGGTAAAAGTTTAGTATAATATGTTCTTATATAATTGGAAAAAGATATACGATGCGGCAAACGGCTCTACTACAGAGTGTTTCCGCATATTTGAGATGCTTGTAAAAAGCAAAGTTCCAAATAATCGTTACGATAAGATATACAAGTATCGTAATACAGACTTTAATGGCAGGAGTTTTTTAGTTCATGCGGATGTTCTATTGTATAACTCATTTCATTACAGCCCGCGAGAAATCGCGATATACCTTTCGATAGCTGGACTACGCAAATTACCGCACTGGATAGCTACGAAAGACACAACCCTAGACTTGCTTCATGTACCGGATGAAGATGTAGTCCTCGAAGCACTATACGAAAGCAGACTATTTCATATCGAAGATCGCAAAGTGCATTTTAGATATGAGGAAGCCCCAACTAAAGAGGAATTAAACTAATGGCAATATCATTCAATCAACAGAAAGGCGCAGCACAAAAATCATCAATCGACACTTTTTCATTCCGAGACGGAGACAACAAGATGCGTCTTGTTGGCGACGTACTAGCTCGCTATGTCTACTGGATAGAAGGTGAAAACGGCAAGAACATTCCACTAGAGTGTTTGTCTTTTGATCGTAACGCCGAGCGTTTCACAAACATCGAAAAAGATTGGGTTCGCGAATATTATCCCGATCTCAAGTGTGGCTGGAGCTACGCTATGCAGTGTATCGATCCTGCAGACAATAAAGTAAAAGTAGTAAACCTAAAGAAGAAGTTGTGGGAGCAAATTATTACTGCCGCAGAAGACTTAGGTGACCCTACAGATGTAACTACTGGCTGGGACGTTTGTTTCAAGCGAGTAAAGACTGGGCCTCTTCCTTACAATGTAGAGTACCAATTACAAGTACTAAAGTGTAAGCCTCGCCCACTAGAAGCAGCTGAAGCTGCTGCTATTGAAGGTCTCAAGTCTATGGACGAAGTAATGACTCGCCCAACTCCAGATGCTCAGAAAGAGCTTCTCGACCGCCTACGTGGCCCATCACAAGAGCAGATGGATGAGAGCTTGGAAGCTGAGTTCAATATTGGATGATCTTATTCACCGCAGATTGGCATATTAAACTAGGTCAAAAGAATGTGCCTGTACCTTGGGCATTGAATAGATACCATCTATTCTTTAAGCAAATTAAAGAAATAGAAAAAGAATGTTCAATGCACATTATAGGCGGAGACTTATTTGATCGTTTGCCGACTATGGAAGAATTAGAACTGTACTTCACGTTTATTCGTGGAGTACAGATTCCAACGATAATCTATGACGGTAATCACGAAGCTACAAAGAAGACTAAAACTTTCTTTAGCCAACTAAAACAAGTCACTAGAGATATCAATCCTCTAGTGACAATAATCGATATTTCTTATATAGATAAAGATTTAGGCTTCGGAATACTTCCTTACACTGAGTTACATAAGAAAGGTATTATAGAGCATTTTGATGTTAAGAAACCTTTATTTACTCATGTCAGGGGCGAGATACCTCCTCATGTAAAACCTGAGATTGACTTAGACGACTTGTCTGAGTTCCCAGTAGTATTTGCAGGAGACCTACATTCTCACTCTAATACGCAAAGAAATATTGTATATCCAGGTAGTCCTATGACGACTTCATTTCATAGAAGTAAAGTCTCAACGGGGTATCTACTCATTGACGAAAATTCTTGGAATTGGATGTGGGAAGAGTTCAAACTACCTCAGCTAATTCGTAAAACAGTTACCTCTACAGAAGAAATGGTTGAAACAGACTACGACCATACAATCTATGAGATAGAAGGTGATATTCAGGAATTGGCTGCAATTAAAAACTCTGACCTACTCGACAAAAAAGTAGTAAAGAGAAATACCGAAGCTACTCTTATTATGGAAAAGGATATGTCCATTGAAGAAGAGTTGTCCGAGTATCTAAAGTACATATTAGGTATAAACGAAGAAAAAATTACTGGAATACTAGGCACATTTAATGATTACTCTCAAACATCTCAAGTGGAATAATTGCTTCAGTTATGGAGCTGACAACGAGATAAACTTAAATGACAGTACTCTTACGCAAATGATCGGAACTAACGGAGTGGGCAAGTCGTCCATTCCGTTAATTCTCGAAGAAGCTCTATATAATAAAAACTCGAAAGGCATCAAAAAAGCAGATATACCTAATCGTTATGTAGGTAACGGTTATGATATATATTTGTCTTTTGAAAAAGGCGAAGACCTTTACGAGATAACTATTAATAGAAAAGTCAATGTAAAAGTAAAACTAGAAGAAAATGGGCAAGATATATCTAGCCACACGGCTACGAATACTTATAAAAACATTCAAGAGATTCTAGGAATTGACTTTAAGACATTCAGTCAGTTAGTTTATCAAAACACCAACAGCAGCTTACAGTTCTTAACCGCTACAGACACCAACCGTAAAAAGTTTTTAATCGACTTATTACACCTGGAAGAGTATGTTAAATTGTTTGAAGTGTTCAAGGAAGAAGCAAAGCAGACCGCATCTACTTTAACGAGCATAGATGCAAAGATAGCTACTATTGAAAAGTGGCTTTCCGAAAATAAATTGAGTGACACATCCATACTTCCTCTGTTAAATGTTGAAATTGACACGGATGAAGAAGAGATAGAACTCCGTTCTCTTACGGTAGAATTGCAAAATATTTCGGAAAAAAATAAGAAAATTTCAGCCAACAACAAGTTTATAGAAATACTGAGTAGTATTGATATAGCTGAAGCTAATAATATTAAAGCCACTGAGATTCTTTCTTATGATCACCTTCAATCCGAGGCTGGTAGTCTCAAAGGAGTTATAGCAAGTAGTACTAATGCTTTAACTAAGTTGGAGTCACTAGGGCATAACTGCCCTACCTGCGAACAATCTATAGATGCTGCGTTCAAACAAGGATTGATTGATGCAGAAGCAGCAAGGGCTAAGGAAGCCACAGAGAAACTGAAAGATGAAATTAACCCAGAAATTACAAGAATTAAAAGTAACAATTCAGAATACGAACGTAAAACAGCTATTGAAAACGATTGGCAAAGGGTGTATAAATCTATTGACCGCAATCTTCCGACATCTCAAGTGGATAGGGATGAGCTTGATGGAAGGATTCGCGGAATTCAGGAGCGAATACAGGTCGCTAAAGATAAATTGGCAAATATCTCAGCAGAGAATGAAAGACGCACAAGACGTAACACAAGAATCCAAGTAATAGAAGAACAAACCCAAGAGTTTGTAGACCAGCTAACTGAAGCACAATCACTGCTAGAAGCAGAATCAAATCTAAATTCTAATTTAGAAATACTAAAGAAAGCATTCAGCACTAATGGACTACTAGCTTATAAGATAGAAAATCTTGTAAAAGAGTTAGAAGAGTTAGTAAACTCATACTTAGGCGAGTTATCTGATGGTAGATTTACTTTAGAGTTTGTAGTATCAAACGATAAGCTAAATGTACAAGTAACAGATAACGGTAACATTATTGATATTTTAGCTTTATCGAGTGGTGAATTGGCAAGAGTTAATACTGCAACTCTTATTGCTATTCGTAAGCTAATGAGCAGTATATCTAAGTCTAAATTAAACATACTATTCCTTGATGAAGTTCTCAATGTACTAGATGATCAGGGCAGGGAAAAACTAGTAGAAGTATTACTAGGAGAGGAAGAGCTAAATACTTACGTTGTAAGTCATGGTTGGACTCACCCATTGCTAGAGAAGATAGAGATTGTAAAGAAAGGCAGTATAAGCGTACTAGAAAAATGATATGGTTGATTCAAGAGCAAAAGGTGCAAGAGGAGAGTATCTCGTAAGAGATATGCTTCGAGAACATACAGGGCTTAAGTTCGAGAGAGTACCCGCTTCGGGTGCTCTTGAGTACTTGAAAGGGGATTTATATGTCCCTAACGAGAAAAATATATTCTGTATAGAAGTTAAAAACTATTCAGAGTCTCCGTTAAACGATAAAATGTTTACCGCAGAAAAGACTAATAACCTAATCCGATGGTGGACTAAAGTAGAGTTACAAGCAGAGAACGGCGGACAAGAACCAATGTTATTTTTTAAATACAACAGGTCTAAGGTGTTTGTTGTAACTCGAATTAAACCGGAGCAATGCTTGAAATATTTCTTTATTTCTTGGCTAAATTGTTATATAATAGTTGCTGAAGAATGGTTAGAACAAGAAGAAATAAAATTTTTAGGAACATACTAGATGGCATTTAATTTTTCAGATAAAATCACAGGATCAGGTAGAAACGCTACTATAGTGATAGACGCACTTAATTTGGCTTTTCGATGGAAACATCAGGGGCGTACAGACTTTTGTGATGACTATGTACGAACTGTAGAATCTCTTGCCCGATCTTACGACTGTAGTAATGTAATTATTACTTCAGACCAAGGTTCTTCTTCGTATCGTAGAGAAATTTCTCCTGAGTACAAACAAAACCGAAAGGATAAGTACGCAGAGCAAACAGATGAGGAGAAGCAAGCATTTGCAGATTTCTTCGAGGAGTTTGAGAATACTTTAGAAGTACTTGCTGATAAATTTCCTGTTCTCAGGTATCAAGGTGTAGAAGCCGACGACATAGCAGCACACTTAGTAAAAAACCAAAAGAGATATGGTCTTGGAGATATGTGGTTAATATCTAGCGACCGTGACTGGGACTTACTAATAGATGAGAGAGTGGCTAGATTTTCTTATGTGACGAGAAAGGAAGTTACTATAGATAACTGGCACGAGCACTATGACGTTACTAGAGAAGAATATATCTCATTAAAGTGTCTAACTGGGGATAAAGGTGATAATGTTGCAGGTGTTCCAGGCATTGGTCCAAAACGCGCACAAGACTTGATACGCCAATACGGAGATGCAATGGATATCTACAACAGCTTACCTATAGATGGTAGATACAAATATATAGAAGCGCTAAATGAAAGCGGGGAGCAACTGTTAATTAATTATCAGTTGATGGATTTGATAACATATTGCGATGATGCAATAGGCTCTGATAATATAGCAGACATACGCCGGAAATTTGATTAATGAATATAGATATAAACTATAGACGAGACAACTACCTCTCAGAATTTAGTATTAAAACACTAGAAGACAGGTACATGGTGGACGGAGAAATCTCTCCCCAAGACGCTTTTGCACGTGCGGCTAAAACATTTGCAGATGATGAAGCACACGCACAGAGACTCTACGACTATGCTAGTAAGCTATGGTTTATGTTCTCTACCCCTATACTTAGCAACGGAGGAACGAAACGTGGACTACCCATTAGCTGCTTTCTTAATTACGTGGACGATAGCCGAACTGGGATTACTTCTCACTATACTGAGAATGCTTTTCTATCCTCGGTAGGCGGAGGTATTGGCGGAAGCTGGGACGGGGTCAGGAGTGTAGGCTCGAAAACGAGCAATGGCTCCGAAAGTACGGGAGTGATACCCTTTCTCAAAGTAGTAGATGCAGAGATGCTTGCATTCTCTCAAGGAGTTACTCGTCGAGGTAGCTATGCTGCTTATCTTGACATGGGACACCCAGAGATTGAAGAGTTTTTAGACATTCGTAAGCCTACTGGCGGAGATATTAACCGTAAATCTATTAATCTACATCACGGTGTAGTAATTAGTGATAAATTTATGGAAATTATCGAAAATGCTACTCGAATTGAAGGGTTTGACGACTCTTGGGACTTAATTGATCCAAACAGTAAGCGAGTTACTAAGACTGTATCTGCGAAGGCACTCTGGGTAAAACTTATTCAAAACCGTGTTGAGACAGGCGAGCCTTACATTATGTTTGGCGATACTGTACAAAATGCGTTACCCTCATTCCAAAAAGACCTTGGATTAGTAGCACGTCAATCAAATCTATGTTCTGAAATTACACTTGCTACAGATAAAGACCGTACTGCGGTTTGTTGTTTGTCAAGTGTAAATTTGGAAGAATATGACGAGTGGAGAGATGACCCGCGCTTTATACCAGACTTAGTAAGAATGCTAGACAATGTATTAACACATTTTATTACCCACGCTCCTGATGAACTAGAAAAAGCAAAGTATAGTGCATTTAGAGAAAGAAGTATTGGTCTTGGAGCCATGGGCTTTCATGCACACTTACAGAGGCATAACATTGCTTTTGAAAGTGCAATGGCGAAAGGCAGGAATATGCAAATGTTTAAGCATATTAAATCGGAGGCAAAACGTGCTACTGAACTTCTTGCGAAAGAGCGTGGCGAGTGTCCGGACGGAGTTGGTCATGGTGTTCGCAATGCTCATTTATTGGCTATCGCTCCTAATGCTTCTAGTAGTATTATTTGTGGTAATACTAGCCCAAGCATTGAACCCTACCGTGCTAATGCATATGTACAGAAAACTAAAACAGGCTCTTCGCTCATGAAGAACGAGTACCTAGAGCATCACTTAGATGAGATAGGGCATAACACTGAAGAAGTTTGGAAGAGCATTACTACTGCTAATGGTTCAGTAGCACATCTAGACTTTCTAGACGATTGGACAAAGGATGTATTCAAGACAGCAGTAGAAATAGATCAGAGATGGGTTATTGATATGGCGGCAGATAGGCAGAAAGAAGTTTGCCAAGCACAGTCTTTAAATCTATTTTTTGCAGGAAATGTTTCAAAGCAAGAACTGCATGCAGTACATATGATGGCTTGGAAGCAGAAAGTAAAAACTCTTTACTATTTGCGAAGTGAAGCGTTAAAGCGTGCTGAAAACGTATCAGTAGAAGCACTAAGGCAGTATATTTTCGAAACAATCGATGAAGGCGCTTGTTTAGCGTGTGAGGGGTAGAATGAGCAATTTATTAGAAGAAAGAGAGTATTACAAACCATTTAACTATCCGTGGGCTTTTGAGCACTATAAAGCTCAACAGCAAATGCATTGGTTGCCAGATGAAGTTAATTTGGCAGACGATCTAAAAGACTACAGAGAGAAGCTGTCTCCAGGCAATCGACGCTTAGTTAATCAGATATTTCGTTTCTTTACTCAGGCAGATGTAGATGTGTGTTGTGGGTATGCAAAGCATTATCTACCGACATTTAAGCAGCCTGAGGTACGAATGATGCTGTCTGCATTTGCAGCGATGGAAGCAGTACATCAAGAAGCATATTCATTGCTTCTTGAAACTCTAGGATTTGATGAATCTGAGTACCAAAAGTTCTATGAGCATAAAGAGATGTTGGATAAGCATGAACATCTTTCAAATTTTGGTATGAGTACAAAAATGGACATAGCAAAGACTATGGCTATTTACTCAGGCTTTACAGAAGGAGTACAGCTCTTTAGTAGTTTTGCGATTCTTCTTAATTTTCCTCGTCATAATCTTATGAAAGGAATGGGTCAGATTGTTACTTGGTCAATTCGAGACGAGAGTTTGCACGTAGAAGGCATGAGTCAGCTTTTCCGTACTTTTATTCAAGAGAATCCAGATTTATGGAATGATGAATTGAAATATGAAATCTACTGTGCTGCAGAGCGTACTGTAGAGTTGGAAGATGCTTTTATTGATCTTTGCTTCGAAGGTGCAGATGTACCAGACTTAACTCCAGAAGAAGTAAAGTCTTATATTCGCTATATCGCAGATCGAAGACTACTAGGTCTAGGTATGAAGAAAATCTTTCATAGTGAGAAAAATCCTCTTGGATGGTTAGACTATATGCTCAACGGGGTTGAACATACTAACTTCTTTGAGAATAGAGCTACTGAGTACTCAAAAGCGAGTACTACAGGAAACTGGCAAGACATATTTAAGTAAATAAAAAGCCCTCTAATTGAGGGCTTTTTATTGGGTTAAGGTTTTGTAGGCCAATCGGCTTCTTCAAGATTAGGCCAGTTTTCATGAGATGTAATATCTCGAAGTGCTGTTCGATAAGTTGCCCAGTCCGTAGGAACGCTAATTCCAGATTCTAGAGCTTTAGTCGCAACCCAATCAGACTCTCCTAAATACTTATTTCGAACTCCTCGATTTTGTTGAGAGAAGTAGTTGTTTTGATGAGCAGTAAACTCGGCAATTTTTTCTTCCTCTGTTAGCTCTCGAATTGTTCCATCTTCCTCTTTTAGTAAATCTTTTCCTGCAAGAGAGTCCTCTATAACATCCCAATCTTCCATAAAAGATGCAGATTGGGCTATAGAACGATTATTTTCATCAAATTTTACATAAGTAGTCATTATCTATCTCCAAATATTGTCGCACACGCTGTATAAATTTCTTCAGGATTTGCAGAGCTATTAGTTGCTGAAGGTGTTCTTGCTTGATGCAATGCATATAACATTCGTAAATCACAAATAATATTAGGGTCAGTAAAAGTAGTATGCAAATTATAAAACAAACTGTGCTCCATAAATCTATGAGTCGTCTGATAAGCATGAGCAGTATTTAAAAGTACTAAAATTGTAGTATTTGCAGGAACACTAATAGAATTTGTACCCCAAGAACTACTTCCACTCCCAGCGGTTTGTAGCTGCGTCCACGTACCTCCTGTAACTGTTGAATATGCAGTACCGCTACTGTTTGTCGGAGTAAAATAGCCTAAAGAAGCAGCATTATAAGTAGTATAAGCAGTATACATAGCAGCTATGTTTATTGTGATAGCAGACGCAGAAGTGTTACGAATAGGTAATACTCTCCAAGACAATCCTCCGTAACTGGTACTATTTTCATCATACCACCAGTCTCTGCCGACCCACCCTACTCTATTTCCAGTTGCATATTGTACCAGTCTTTGTACTTCAAGTCCTGAGTTTCCCACATAAGTACTTTGACTAGTTCCATTGGGGTGCCCGTCTCCTAAAAGCATATTAAAACCTTGGGTGCTGTCAGTCGTGCTCGAAAAAAACTGGTCATGACGATAAGTAGTCCAAGGCCCAGAGCTACTCCAATCTCCCGTGCTGTAACTGTTACTTTGAGCGGTACTAGTTACCATAGTACCGTAAACCAGGCCTTCTGCACTTAACAAAGAAGGTACCACTGCGGGGGGCGCTGCCCAGCTAGTACTAGTTCCATCGGTGCTTAAATAATTACCGTTCGAACCGCTAGTAGTAGGAAGAGGAAACGCTCCAAATTGCAGTTGTCCGCTTCCATCAGTAGTTAATGGCTTATTTGCCGTTCCATCTGCCGCAGGCATTGCTAAAGGAGAGAAAGATAAAGTTCCAGAAGTACTTCCTACTATAGGTTGATTGTTTAAAGCAGCATCTGTACTTGGAATAGTAAGCACATCCCCCCCATTTGCTTGTATTTGGTCTACAATAATTTTAGACATTTATATAATTCTCCTATAAATCTTATACCCCATAGGGTACCCTTTATTTGTTGAGTAAAAATTCATGTTATATGATGTTCCAATTTTTAAGTACTTATGACTTTCAGTTTGAGATGCTGAAAAATTACTAAAGTAACCCTCCGCTATATACTGCCCATCTGTTCTAGCAGGAGTTTCTTTATACTTAAACCTTAAATAATTATAAGCATTTGAACCTGAAGGCAAAAACTTTGAAAGATGAAAAGTAAACTCAATTTCCCAAGGCACCAGCATTTGACCATAGCTCTGATTGTTGTCAGACCATTTTCCTACATAAGCGGAATTTGACATTCCTAATTGGCGTCCATTAGAAGAATTAGCAGTTTGCATACTAGTTGGATCACTATTAGTACCTGTCGTTAAAGGCCTGTATTGGCTTGCTTGAATACTATAATTTGCAGCTGTTCCTGCAGAGTCATAATCTTGATCACTATTACTATTACTCCACCATATCTTCGAGTTTCCAGAATTCTGTGCTGCTGTATACATATTAGCGGGATTTAATAAAAGTAATTTATACTCATAAGTAGCCGGATACTCATCCCTATCAAAAACAAAAGCTTTAAAACCTAAATCCTCTCCGCCCGCATACTCTTTCTCGCTTATAAGCTCCCAATCTCTATCATACTTTAAATTATTTGTAGCAATCAAGGAATTAACAATAGGAGTTGCGCTGCTTTCAGTAAGAACGCCAACAGCAACCCCCGAAGCAGAATTTAAAACATTTTTTCTTGGCATAAATTAAACCTCTACGTACATAACCGTTGCGCCTATTTTAGCATTAGAAGCTGCATTTTCTACATATATACAGTCGCCAGGAGCTAGTATTACTCCTGTTCTCTCAAAGGTTCCTGCTTGCTCTGATTTTTCTAAAAGGCCCGAATCAGGAACAGAGTCTATTCCTGATTCAAACTTATCCCAATTTCCTGTTCCAAAATAATAAGTAGGAGCTGCTCCCGTATTGTCAACCGCTAGCGTAGAGTAGCTAGAAGGATTTGGAACAGCAGGAAATACACTTTCTAAATACTGTGCTGCTGTTTTCCAAGATATTAAATCAGTAGAATAATATAAAGCATCTTGATCGGTAATTGTAACCCACAAATTTTGAGCAATTTTTGAAGGCTGTTGTGAAGAATCTGTTCCAAAAGGATACTCGGCTTCTTTACTCAGTATTGCACTTGCAGCAGTAAAGCTATTATAAGTGCCAAACGATCCGCCGTTCGGGAAAAATGTACTCTTAGGCGCACTAAAAATTCCTTCTGATTTTGAAGCAATATAGTATTTATCTGCGGTTTTATTATATTTTATCCACTGAAAATCTTCTGGCCCTGCTTGGGTTATTCTAAAACCGCCATAATTACTATCACTCCGTGTCGTTAAATACCGATTACCACTGTTAGCAGCTTCTGTGAAATGAATTGGGCCACTCATGTCATTTGAGTTTGTATTACCATTATTAGCAGGATTAAACCAACAGTAATTTGTGGATGTCCAAGTTCCTCCAGTTACAACAAACACACCTCTTTCGGCTTGTAGCATTTTACAGAAAGGAGTATCTATATCGTAATTAATAGGATTGTTAGAGCTTATAATATTATATAGAGTTGAATTCGAAGTGCCACCGCCATCTAGTATAGTATAATTGCCGTTATTAAGGTAAGGAGCGGCATAAGTCATATAGGAATTGCTGTTTACAGCAAGAGTTCCAGCAGTATACCAATCATGACACTGGGGATAATTATTTGAGAAGTAGCCCGGCGCGCCGCTCCAACCAGTAGCAGTGGCGTTGCCTGGGTGAGTATGAGGCCCCGCTTCGGACTGAGTATGGGTGCGCCCTTCTATCCACATATTGTTATAATTAGCCCAAAGATCTGATCCATCTAACCACCAATAATTAATGCTACCCCTTACGTACCAATAAGGAAAAGTAGTTACTTTACCATCAAAATAGTCCGAAGGATTTATAAACATCCACGGATCTATGCAAGTATATCGATGAGTCCTTCTCTCATCATTTGAAGAGGCTGGGATAGCTCCAGTTCCTTGCTGATATCTAATAGTATTGGCAGTAGGATCTTGAAAGTAAAAAGAATTACCAGCATCCCCCCAAGTACTTTGATGACTTCCTCCATCTAGAAAACGAGTAACAGAGCCTCCGGGAGTAGAAGAGGCTACCGCTTGATTTAAAGAAACATTATTCGTAGTATGTAATTTTATTGTAATTGGAGGATTTACCGTTTCATCAGTTGAACATAGATTTATTGAACATACTTGAACACTGCTAGAAGTATTTTGATAAATCATCCCCGTTGCTGTTTCTGTTATTAAAGTTGAGCTTCTTCCAGCCATTATAATACTCCTAAGAAAATAAGTTTTCCTGTGCTTTGATACTTATCTGCCTCCGTAACAACGGCTCCAGGAAGCAGTGGATTTTCTACTCCGTGTATCGTATAAGCAGAAGGAACAGTAAGAGTTGCAGTATCTGCTATATAAAAATTATCATAAAAAATGTGATGATTAGCTAAAGTAGTGTCCGCCTCTGCATAGTTACCATCAGTTCCAATTTCTGATACTTCTGCAACGTGCAATGTTGCATTTGATGCCATACCTTGCCAACTTTGTCCTACCGAAAAAGGAGTAGGAACAACTTCATAGTGTTTAAATATATAAGAAGCTATTGACGTATCTGCAATTACATAACTGTCTAACTCAGCACCCCCACCACTTGCAGCAGCAGAATCAATTTGAGTTTGAACATCGTCAGAAACTGAATCGAAAAAGTTTATTACTGAAGCAGCATCTGCTAGGTCTCGAGCTTTTGACATTAGTTACTCCTTAATTTTATATGGTATAATTTTACATGGGTTTACATCTTTAGTCAAGAAATTTTTTTTACAAAGTATCATATTATGCTATTGCTAAGAAAATGTAGTTTCCACCAGAATTGTTAAGCCCATCAAAAGAAGCACCTGATGTTACTGTAAATCCACTCGATAGTGGGTCGATGTAGTCAGTGTTAGTGACTTGAGCGGCTGTAGAGTTCAAGAGCAAGTAAGGATCGTTACCTGCAACAATGCCTCTTTCATAATCCCAGTAGAACCAATCGCCAGTAGAGTCTGTACGCTTGATAAGAATAAATCTAGCACCTGCGCTAAAGCCACAGTCTACGTCTACATTACTACCTGTGCCTGTGTAGCTGCCTACTTTGCTTACTCCTGCTAGTGTGGCGAATAGGTAGGCTATGTAAGTGTAAGAGGAGCTGTTTACCTCTGCGTCAGTACTTAAGTAAAAAACAGAATCGGTTGGGGTGGTGCTATTCCAAACAGATTGGCCGGTAAAGGCTGATTGATCTGTGTTTAATGTTATAAAGGAAGTATTGCCTAAAGGAGCGGCATAAACATTCCACCCTTGCCCGCCACCAGAAGACCGTCGCTTCACAAACATCAGCTCAGGGGCGACTCCCAAGTTGTGGTTTTTTGACCCTGCGACTGATGTCCCAGTATAAGCAACCATATCCATGAAGCCTGTGGCGCGTTTGAACATCCAACTTCGGTTATTAGTTTCTGTTCCTTGGTCATTATACCAACCATTTTGGAAGTCCCATGTATAACTATTTTGATTGCCTTCGGCGGCAGTGCTAGTTGTGTTTAAATATTTAGCGCCTGTAAGACGATTAGCAATCTCAGTAACGCCGGTTGAGTTTATATTAGACCTAAACCACGCCATATCAACAGGGAACGAAGAACGGTATTTTGGTGGGCTTGTAGAATCCGGTGTATCTACAGCAAAAACCTCAGTCCCAGACTTAGGAGTCTTCATTGGTCTGCGGATGGCTATGTAGATGTAGGTGTTGCCTTGTATATTGGGTTCGCCACCTGACCCACTAGAAAATCCAGTGCTTGTTACGTTAAAAGCAGAAGAGTCATTTTCCGCATCACTTGTGTTGGGTCGTAATTCTTTGTCTGCGCCAGTAGCATGGAAACCACGCATCGTGTCTACAAGTAGCCAGTTTTTTCCTCCGCCGCCTGTAGTTGCATTTTTAACCAGTAGCCACTGCGGCTCAAAACCAAGATCAACGCTAACTACATAAGGCGCAGTATCCCCGCTACCCGTATAACTCCCGCACTTAATAATATTCTCGCTGCCATCGTCTCCAAAGCCTCCTGCGTCGTGAGCGAATAGGTAGGCGACAAAGGTTTCACCACTTTGATTTACAGTTGTGGAATTACCACAAGTAAACTCTGATTCAGTAGGCTCAGTTCCATTCCATCTGTTTGGGTTTGCATAAAAAGGGGCTGTTGTTAAATCTGTATAAGAGCTAGCACCTTCTGACCTGTGGTAAACAGCCCACGCTTGAGCTGATGATGTACATTTTACAAGTATAAATCCGGGAACACTCCCAAGATTATGACTGACAGTTCTTCCAGTAACACCATCCCCAGTATAAGTCACAACATCAAAGAACTTCTCAGCCTTGCGGAATGTCCATGAGACTCTAGGGTCGCTTGTGCTACTTACCTCAACACCGTTTCCTATAGAAAACCCATCGCTATTAAAAGCAGTGAGGTTGTTACCTGCGCTGTCTTCTGCGGAATTGTCATTAGTATTTAAATCTTTGTAAATACCCCTTTCGGTATCATATAAAAGATGTTTTAAGGCTGAGGAACCCCTTTTTTTAATCCAAACAAGTCCACCCTCACCCGCAAGATCAATGTCGTTGGTGATGGTCTGTGCCGCGCCAGTACCGTCATACAAATAAGTCGAGAAGACATCCTCAGCGTATAGAGACTCACCTGCATTACCCGCAGCAGCTGTTAGAGCTTTAGTTAATTTGCTCATGCGTTACTCCTAAACGTAGCTGCCAGTGTACGCACCGTAGAGTACGGAGGAGACTTTCCAGAGCACCAGTGTGTCTTTCGCAGTCAGCGTAGGAGCGACATTGCCGCCAGAGGTTACCCAAGTCATTGTAGGCCACGTTACTGTGTAACTAGCACCTGCTTCGAGCTGTAGGACGATTGCGTCACCAGAACTAAGTGAGTCTGTGAAGGTCGTGTTAGCCGCGAGAGTCTTGGTCTGTACTGCGCCGTTAGTAGCGTCAAAGGCTGTGCCGGATAGAGCGTATACAGTGTCTCGTACTGTCTTGTTGGTAAGAGTCTGAGTGTTGGTGGACGTTGTGGTGTTAGCGTCATAGGCTTGAACCGTAGAGCCAATATCAGTATCTACAACAACATTAGAGCCTCCATTTTGAAGCGTCCCAGTGAAGTTAGCCGTAGTGTCAGAATAAGAAGCATAGGCGCCAGTATCTACAAGATAACCAAGACTACTCCAGACTGTAGAGCCGTCACCAATCTTAATTTTACTTGTATCAGTTTCCGCACCTAATTCACCTTGAGCAAGTGTAGGATTGGCTGAAGTCCAGTTAGCGGCAGTATCTCGTCTAAGTTGTATTATATCAGCCATTTGCTGAGCCTCCATTTATTGATTGTGCAGAAGTGTAAACGCTGTTTGCGAACCCACCGTCTGAGTTAATAACTTGAACAATTGTAGTATAAGTTGTATGTGCAATTATTTCGACTATATCTCCCACTGCAACTGCAGGAGAAACTACAATGCTTGTTCCATTAGTAGCAGTAAAGTCGGTTCCAACTAGTAGTTTAATACCGTTTAAGTATACGTCAACATAGCCTATCGTATAAGTTGCATTAAAAGTAGTTTGACTAGCGGTGGCAGTATATGTAGTCCTAGTATATACAAATTCTGGCAAAGCCAGTTCATCCCATGCAGCAACACTACCGTTAGTAGTTAAATACTTACCCGCATTTCCAGTCTGAGAAGGTAGTCCATCTATTCCTGTAAGCCCAGAGCCATCTCCAATAAAAGCATTCGCAGTAATAGTAGTACCTAGAATATCTATCTCATCTAAGTAAAAAGCGCAAATAACAATAGATGTTCCTGCAGCAGCTCCTGTAGCTAATACTATAGAAGTTCCATTTGTTGCAGTATAATCACTACTGTCTAGTAAGACACCATTTAAGTATACTTGTAGTTGATTTACTGTGTAGGCAAGAGTAGCCGAATTATTGTCGCTACCAGAAAAAGTAGTTTGAGAGGCCGTTGCAGTATAAGCATACGTATTTACCCCTTTTGTAAGCACAAGATTTTCTACAGCAGCAGAGCCCATTGCAACTATTTGAACAATGTCTCCGCTAGAAGTTCCCGCCGCTAAAACAATAGAAGTTCTATTGGTAGCAGTGTATTCTGTTCCATCTATTAACTTTACACCATTTAGGTAAACGTCAACAAACCCAGGAGAGTAGCTCAAAGTTCCAGAGTTATCGTCGGAACCCGTAAAAGTAGTCTGTGCAGAAGTAGCAGTATAAATATACTTTGTATATACGCTAGAAGTCGGATCTGCCAGTCCGACTTCTACAATGCTTTGAGTTCCGTTATCTTTCTTGATGTACATTTTGCCATCATAAGTATTGATAGCAACTTCGCCCAGCTCTAATTGACCTGTACTAGGGACGGTGCCCTGCGTAGCAGAACGTTTTAATTTAATCGTCTGTGCCATTTGGCTCTCCTAATATTGCGTATATACGCTGGAGTTTAACTATTTAGAATGTTCCGCCATCTAATTGAGTAACAGAAAGAACGCCTGCAAGGTAGGATAAGCCATCTCCTGCAAGGGAAGATTTAAGTTGTAAGTCGCCAGAGCTAATCTCAATACCTCCAGCACTAGCAACATTTACACTAAACTCACTACCTGTTAAAGTTAGTCCTGAACCTGCAGTATAAGTGCCTGCTCCTGAGAACTGTACAAAAGATACTGCATCTGTGCCTACAGTAGCTACTGGCTCACTTAATACCCAACCTGTATCGGCGTACTGAGTGCCATGAGTAACAAATATGAAGTCACCTCCCGCCATTTCTGTGGGAGTATTAAAATCTTCAGCACGAGTAAGGACAGTAGCTGAAGTAAATACATAAATACCATTGTGAGCAGCAGTTGCTTCGCCAGCAACAACAATGCGATCCCCAGTAGTAATATCTGTGTCGCCATCAATATCTCCGCCAGCAACATTTAGACCTGTAGATAAAGTTAGAGTAGCACCTACTCCAGAACTTCCATTATTATAAGTAACGGTATCCCCAGTTATAGTAGCAAGAGAACTTGCAAGAATAGCATGGGCGGCAGCATGTACATGCAACCCTTCTGCAACTGCATCCACATAACTTTTAGTAGCTGCATCAGAACCATTTACAGGGTCTAGCAGTCCTGTAATACGAGAGCTATTAACAGATACAGAGCCAGAGCCATTAGGATTAAGAGATATGTCTCCATTAGTATCCGTAGATGCAATTTGATTACCATTAAAGTTTAAATTATCAACAGTAAGTTCTGTTACTCCTGCCAAAGAAGTAGAAGTAGCCCCAAGCTCTAGAGTAGTGGAGCCTAAAGTTACAGATGAATTTGCAAGTTTTGCATTTGTAATCGCACCCGTGGCAATAGTAAAATCACCAGTTGCAGAAGTATAAGTAATACCTCCAGAAGCTGTAAAATGAGAACGAATCTCTGCTGCAGAAGGTCCAGTATAAGTAATAACTCCAGTACTAGAGTTATATGCTAAAGAGCCATCTCCCCCTGCGTCAGTAACACTAATAGCTGAACGTGAACGAGTATCTGTATAGTAAAGGTTTGTTGCACCTTCAGATAAATCGTCAGTATCGGCTAATGCAAGTTTTGAATCAAACATTGCTTCGCCGCGTGCAGTCGTCCAATAAAGGTTACTTACCCCTTCGGATACATCATCAGTTGTTTTGTTAGCTAAATCAGTATCAAAGTCAGCCGATTTGTAAGTCGTTACACTAAATTCACCGGTTGTGCTGTTATAGCTTAAATCACCCGCTGCACTAAAGAGCCCTCGAACTTCTGCATCTGTACGCTCTGTAAAAGAGAACTCTCCAGTAGTAGAGTTATAGGATAAATCTCCTGCAGCACTAACTAATCCACGTATTTCTGCGTCTGAAAGACCTGTAAAAGTAACTTCATTATTTGTAACAGTAGTGGTAATATTTGTACCACCAGTAAAAGTAAGAGTTTCCCCTGTAGTAAACGTATCCGAGCTAGTACCATCAGATAAAGTAAAGCTTCCAGAAGGAATAGCTGCCCAAGAAAGTTGTCCACTACCGTTTGTCTTTAGAAAGGAATTTGCTAGACCATCTGCTTGAGGCCAATTTTGTCCGTCAAGGATTAAATCGCCAGTGCCATTTGGAGTAATTGAAATATTACCATTAGTATCTGTGGAAGTAATAGCATTACCGTTTAAAGTAATATTATCAACATTTAAGACATCTAGCTTACTATTAGAATCTACTATAAGAGCGCTACTTGCAGTTACTGTACCCGCAGTATGATCTAGTAAGTCTGTGAAAAACTTACCTCCAATAGCGTCTATGTCCCCGAGACCCCCTCCAGGACGTCCTACAAATAGCTTATTACTATTTGAAGAATACGCTAATTCTCCATTTTGCAAGCTAGAAGGAGCGGCTGTAGTAGTACTTCTTTTAATTTTTAATATTTGAGTCATCTAAAAATTCCATTGGGCTAGAAAGCCCCTGCGTCCACCGTATCGGAATTAGGAGAGTCGTTGCCTATCATTATAGGAACCCACTCTACTACTCCTGGACTTGTTTCTCGGTAGACATAGAGTTGCTCCGTGTCTGGGTTATACCATTGGTCTCCTTGCTCAATATTAGAACCAGTAGGAGTATCTACAGAACGAAAAGACTGATCTGCAAGTTGTTCTATTGCTTCTTGTAAATTATTAGCAGTTATAGTATTATAAGGTGTTACAGTAATATCTGAGGCTACAGCCGTAACCGTAGGAACCGCAGCTGTACTTAAAGTAAGCTCTACAGTACTGCCCCCTATATTTAAGGAAGTTCCAGAAGTAATTTCAAGAGTAATTGCCATTATCGTGTAATTTCTCGGGTTACTGTAGCTTGCCCCTGTATCAATCGAAGTACAAACGCATCACTACCTGTAAATATTTCTAAGTCGTAAAAATATACTCCAGCAGCAATAGCTCCTGTAGTAGCATTTGACATTGACATTCTAATCTTGCCCGCAGAAGCAT